TCCATGAGAGCATCAAACATACCTGTGCCGCCAACCTTACGTTCTGTAAGGTCAGCTTCCGTCAGCTTATCCGCGGTCGCATAGACTGCGTTGTTGCTGGTGTCAGGGATTTGAAACTGTGGGTCTGTAAGATCGATTACTGGAAGAACAAAGTCCGTTGGATCAACCAGATTATCAAAGAGAGTGTTGGCTGCTACATCACTGCCACAAGTGGTGCTGGACATGTTTACCTCAATTCCAGTTATTCATAAGGGTAGGGGAGCCATTGGCTCCCCAGGTTTTTACACGACTGAACGAACAACCGCCCCAAATAGAGCATCTTTGTATTGTTGTTCTTTTGGGAGCTCTTCGTAAGGCACCATACATGGATGCGTCTTAGTGTCTGGGTTCTTCTCTTCTCCCCAAACCCAACCATCCAACTCTTTTTCTTTGAGCCAGTTTACGTGACTATCCTTGGGGGTTGATTTAGGATTGTCGATAATGTGGAGAACTCCGCTTACAGCAGAGCTTTTTTGCCATTCAGGAGCATTTTCCCAAGCGAGCTGACTGTCATCACCAATAGAAGCACAGTAGATGCGGTTTGCTTCGTGAGCGGCTTGTGCTGCACGATTAACCAAATCACATTTGGCTCGCTTCAAAGCGTAACCTTCCAGCTCCCAGATCTTGTGTTTGGCGTTTTGACGAGCAGCTTCTTTGCCCATCAGAACATTGTTGTTTGCGGGATTGATGACATTCGATGTGCCAACAACTTCACAACCATTCGTCAGTGTCAGAACACAGATTGTGAGTGTCGAGCCCTTCGGATTGAAGAACTCGACCTTATTGATCAACGCCTCGATGTCATCAGGAGTGAGGCGATCTTTCATCACTCAATACCAGCCGATGCAGCCTGTTGGGCAGCCAGCTTCTTGAGCTCTTCCGGTGTCAGGGGAGGAAGCACTTCGATATTGAACTCATTGACCCAGCGAGAAATCGGCAAACGTTGCTGACCATTCTTGGACTTCCTGACCTTGGTTTGCAGGAACTGACGGCTCTTGAGCTCGTTGTAGAGAATGTACGGGATGTGATAACCATTGTCGGTCTCATCACCAAACGGGATCATCTTAGACACTGTACCCAGATACTTGGTCCGGACCGTGACAATTTCTCCCGTGATTTCAGCCTTGTTCGGGTTCATGTTCACGATACGACAACGAACCAGTTTCAACTGTTCAGCACGCTGTTTCTGACGAATGGCCATCTTCGACGTGAGCTTGGGAGTAGCAACTTCTTCTGTCTCTTCGTCCGGTTTGTTCTCGGCCTGTGCTTCAGCAATACGATTGCGCAACGAGTCGATGCCAATGTTGTTCGAGTAGGTCACACCAAGCAGATCTGCTTTGCGCTTCAGGCCAGCCAGGAGCTCTTCCTTGGTCGGCTGGTTCTCGATGTTGTCCTGATCTTCAGGGGTGGTTGTTTTGTCTTCAGACATTGTGACGGTCCTATAAGGGAAAATTGGGGTAGGTAGAGAAGGGCCGAAGCCCTTCTCTCATTGGCTCAGATTAGATCTTGGCCAGGGTTTTGATGACAGCCAGACGCTCCGGACGGAGAATCATCGTACCGTGCCACCAAGCGATCGAGCTGAAGCCCATCTTCCCGTAAGGATCATTACGGTCAGCAGTCTTCTCACCCGGCTTCTTGGTGATGATCTTGAACTTCATCGACTTGCCACCGGTCTGGAAACCAATGGTAGTGAACGAACCACCACCAACAACCAGCATCGGATAGATGTTGTACTTCTCACCAGCACCCATGTCGGAAGTTTCGTAGCCAGGGTTCGATGCAGTTGCAGCAGCACCAGCAGCAGCCCAATGCAGCATTTCCGGAACCACGACGATACGGAAGTGATCGACAGTACCGATCTCACCGTTCAGAGTGGTCTGAGCAGCTGCATACTTGTGTACCGGAACGAATGCCGGATCATTGAAGAGGTCAGTCATACCCTTCACGACCGATTCCAGTTCGGAACCAATGTAGAGGACACGGCCAGCACCAATCGTCTTCGTGTCGATCATACGCGAACCGGTGATGACTTTCGTCTGCATCGGAGTGCGGTTGTCGTTCAGAATACGGTTCAGAGCCATCAGGTCTTCGTAGGTGGCAACTGCCGGATCACCGGATTCACCAGACACTGTGCCGTTCGTTGTGGCGTCACCAGTCCAGATAGTGACACCTGCACCTGCCAGCAGTTCTTTCTGCAGCACGGCTTCGGACAGCTGAGTTGCACCCGTCACCATCTCACGAGAGAGATGCGAATACAAATCTTCATCCGAGTCGAACTGGATGCTGTCTTCGGAGAACTCATGGAAGAGACCGAAGTTCTGCATGGTTCCTTCGATTTGGATACGGGTGAAACCAACGCGGTTCACACGACCACCATTCTCGGTGAGCGTCGGCAGACGGCCATCGATGGTGCCGATATCCTTGGACGAGCCATACAGGTTACCGTTAGCATACGATGCACCAGCAGCGTCGAGACCTTGGTCATTGACGTTGCGGTCATCGAGCAGAGGCATGTAGTGGTAGACTTTGATCGTCTTACCGTAATGCTTCGGCATGTTAGTCACATCTGCCAACGGGGAGAAGAACATTTCTTTGGCAGCCTCAATGAGAGCTTTTTTCTGCCAAAAGAAGGTGTTCATTTGAGTGGAGCCAGCGCCTTCGATAGACGACTGTGTTCCACCAGCGGGATCATTGTAGGTTTGCACTTGGCGATTTCCTTACGAATTTGGGGGACGGGTCATCGACATGATCTCTTCGTCCGTCATGTTGACCGGATCGAAGGGAGCTTTCGCTTGACCAGGATTTGACCGAGGAGAGGCTGCTGCCTGTACCCGATCGCTGTTTGCCAATTTCGCTTTCTGTGTCGCTGTGCGTGTCTCGACCATTTCACGAGGCTTCAAAGTGGTCTCTGCAGGGCCAGCCGAAGGTGTTTCGGTGGATGCAGTGATCAATTCACCACGGGAATGGAGGTAGTCTCCAACAGCTTTGTAAGCGTAGATAAATGGCTCGCCTTCAAAGGCGCCCAACATCTTCTGTCGATCAAGTTCAGCGGTGATCTTGTCGTAAATTCCATTCTGCCGCTGTTCATGAATCAAACCAAGGATGCTTGGTTCTTTGAACACTTCCTCTTTCGAGGCTCGATCCCACTGCTGGTTGATGACGTTTACAGTTTCACTTCCGCCTTCTTCACGCCTAATTGCGTTAAGGGTTTCCGTGAAAGTGTATTCCTCATCACTTACAGAGTGGTTGGTTGGTTGGTACTTCGGCTCTTCCGACGTATCGAGATCGAGGGGATCGATCTTGGAGTCATGAAGTAGCTTCTGTATGGCCGCAGGGTTGCGGTCATTCACGTCGATGAGGAAGTTGAGCTTTCCTTCATCGAGCAATCCTTTTTTCTCAAGCATCTTCATCATGCGAAGGTTCGGCTTGAGTTCTGCCATCTTGCGATTGTAGCCCGCACCCATCTGCATCAGACGAATGACTTCATCCGGATCTTTAGGTGTGAACTCTTTGCCGTTCGCTTTGAACGGAGCCATGATGCGCTTGTATGCGTCTTCAGGAGAGAGACTGGATCCACCATCACCTTTGGTCTCGGCAGGTGTTTCGGTCTTTGTCTCTTCTACTGTGGTTTGCTTTGCTTTGATGTGACTGTTTTCTGAACCAGTAACAGTGGCAGCATCTTCAGCAGTAGCTTCAGCCTTGTCCTCAGCAGTTTCTTCTGCCAGGGTCTCTGTCTTCTCTGCGTCCGGAGCTTCATCACCCCCTTCAACCGGATCAGCTTCTTCAGATGGCTCTTCTACTTTTGTATTCAGAGATGCTTCGACAGTGTCGTCTTCATCAAAGTCATCAGCAAACAGACCACTTGATCCTTCAGGAAGGGTAGGGGCCTCTTCTGCTGCATCAACGACGGGAGCCTGCTCCGCTTCCGAGCCTTGGGGGCTCTCCAGCTGTGCAAACTCCTCGTCTGTCATGTTTTCATAATCAGGAGCACTCATGTCAGATTACTCCTCCATCTCTGCATAAGCGTCCTGCAGAACATTCTCATATTCTTTGATTGACTGTTCAGCCACGTCACCCATTCCAAGAATGCGGTCCATCCACTGACGAAAATGAGAAATGCCTTTCAGAGCATCGACAATCTCATCTCGGTACTCGACATGTTGAATTTCACCGATGATTTGGGTGAGACGAAGAGCTTCATCTTTCATGTAAGCATCGACGATAATAGACTTGAACAGCTTGTTCTTCGCCAGCTTCATGAGGTCATCACGAAGAGCGACAGTACGTTTTGCATCTTCCAGTGTGATCTGCAGTTCTTCAATCTCGTTTTCCGGAGACTTCAGAACGCCATCAAGAGTTGATTTGGTTTGCATTGGTTTGTTGCCTTACTTCAGGTTTAGTTACCGACTACGCCATCGAGTAATTTGGTGAACTGGTTGTAAGCAACCGCACCAGAAATATCTGGACGGCTTTCACCTTCTTTCTGAGGAGCCAAGAACGC